CTGACTCTGACTGGATCCTCACTCGAAAGATCTCACCACAGATGGTGAACATTGTTGAGGATGTCCGTATTGAAAAATTGATGAAGCGTCGTTACGCTGGTATCTCTAAGACTTTCTATCGTGGATATCAAGAGTTGTCTGATGAAGACTTCTTCTGTCTTGAGAATGAGAACATTCCTACGATGTCTCTTGCTGATCGTATCAATCTTCGTTTCAAGATTGGTAACTTTGTGAGCATCCCTTTCAGTCCTAATGAGGAGTACCTTGTTGAAATGGTTGCTGCTTGTGAGACTTTTGAAGAAGTTCTTGACGCTGCTGAGGAACTCTACAAGTTCTGTAAGCAGGAGATGCAGAACAAGAAGAACGAGGTTCCTGATG